ATATTCATTGTCTAGAAACTCTCTGAACTTTGGCAAGTCTTCAGGTAATAATAAAAGATAAATACAGTCTTCATATTCAAAATCAGACTGTAAATCTTTAGAATAAGCATTTATAAAACCATTACTTTTTAAGCTTTCTTTAGGAAAATGTAAGGTGGGTAGTATAAATATGCTAGTTATTGTTTTTTCTGTAACCATTGTTTAAGTTTATTAATTCTTCTGATGTGTATAACTTTAATACTCTGTAATAAAGTCTTCTTTGTCTTTTAGCTTCTTCAAAGTTTCCTCCATTTGCTTTTAGGTAACCTTTTAGTATTGCTTTTATAAATTGATAATCTGTCATACCAAGATGCATATTATTTTTACACCAAACCTTACCTACTTTATAAGCTCCAGGTATACCATCACCGCTATCACCTATTACCACTTGAGAAGCTATAGCTAATCTACTTTCTTCCTTAGAGATATGTTTAAACTCTCCTAGAGTATTTCCATGACTTCTATAATTATAGAATGGTACGTCAGGACAATTATACAGCACATCTTTATCTATAGCTGCTACAACACAATTACCTTCGCTCAACTGTACAGCATTATACACGTAATCATCAGCTTCTGCTCCTTCAGAAGGTATAGCGTTAAGATCACTTAGCATGTATTCTGCAATAATTGGAATTAAAGGATTCTTCTCTTTTATATTAGATTTATAATCAGGATAAAGTTTGTATCTAAAATTACCACGACCACCTATAAATATAAAAGTTTCTTGCACATTGTAAAACTCCTCTATATTGTTATGGATCTCTTCTAGTTTACTTCTAGTTCTATACTTAGCTTCTTCTATTCTATCTTCTTCTGTTGGAAACTCCATCAGAGAGTCTTCAGGAAAATGTGTGGCAAAATACATAATACTATCAGCGTCTATTATCAACACTCTTTGAGTGCTATCATACTTAAGAGGGCAGTTCTTAACTTCCTTTACAACTATATCAACTTCTTGTATGTCTGTTGTTTTAACGCCTGTGATCATAATGTATAATTTTTAACATGTTTAATTTCTCTAGTTAAGTATTCTAAAGCCTTGTTTAAATCTTCTAACTCATTGTCTTTACGACCTGCTCTAGTGAGATACTTAATCACATTACCTCTCGAAAAGGAAATATCATACTGGTGACAAAAGTCTATTACATCTAATGTATTCCGTGAGTCATAGTGACTTGGTTGAGTTATTTGTCTTAATAATTCTTTATCCATTTTTCTTCTTTTTAAATTGCTTTAACTGTTTTTCTAATTGTGTTTTTTGATCATGACAAGTTTTACAGAGTACTTGTAAGTTTTCCTGTTCACAAAATAGAGTATCTACAAAGGCTGGGAGATCGTTTGAGCAATTTAAGCTACCTGCAGGCTCTATATGATCTACATTAACTACGTCTGCTTTAAACCAACTTTTACACTTGTTACATTCATATTCCCACTTCTGTCTTTTGTTAGGACCTTTGTATGCTCGCTGAGCTAACTTTTTACACTCACCAATTGGTTTCCACCATCTACTTTTTTGCCTAAGTGCACTTCTTAACATAGACCAAAACATGGATTCTGTCATTGTGCCAGCGTTTCTAGTACGAGCTATTCTTGGTTTTTTTATTGTTTTGTTTTGCCATAATTTTAAAATTAAAGGGATAACAAATATAATTCAAATAAATGTTATCCCCTAATTTATTAATCTACCATGCGAACTCTTGCAGTAATTTCAGCTTTCATCTCTTCAAGACTTCCAATGATATTACGTACATCTATAGAAGATATGTTTGGTAAGCTAAATTCATACTTATTAGATTCCTTAGCAAAGCCTTCTTTAACTTTAGTTTGTAAATCATCAAGTTCACGTACAGCATACACCTCATCTAACTGAAGGGTATCAAACTGATTATCATGTAGAATACTTGTTGCTTCTTCTCTAGGTACAGTCATAATTGGTAAATACTCAAAACATCTACCTTTGTGTGTACCAATACCAACCACTTTCATAGGGTTGATAAGAACAAGAACAGATTGATCACCACATCCTACATAATGTATTTGATCTGCAGTAAAGTGTAAACCAGCTGCAGCACAATCTTGTGTTGACCAGTTACAATCTTCCTGTGGCATGTTCACCACTTTACCAATACGTATGTCAAATGTTTTAGTCCAATCATCTGTAAAACGATTCTCATGTCTGTTAGGTAGGTCTAAGTAGAGAGCTGTAAGTTTACCTATCTCTTCTCCATGATCTACTTTTACAGAAGTTGTATACTCATAAGGTTCTACCTCACCTGTACCATCGCATGTGTCACATTCTATCCACTCTCCTTCATTCCACTCATCTTCGTCATCATAAGAATCACCTTCATCATAATAACCACCTTCACCATCACAATCTTGACAAACAGTACTGGTATGTGTTTCTTCATTATATAATTTATCATCATGAATCAACTTGTACTCACCGTCCTTTAGGAATACAGTATAGTCATCTGGACTCTTTTTCCAAACAGCTTTCACTTTGTTGTAAGTGTTAGAGATGAAGTGTACAAGCTCTGGAGATCCATGAAGAGTAACAACATTACGTAATGCTACAAAGAATCCTTGTTTAGTAATACGGAAACTGTTCTCTTTTAGAAATCTATACAACTCATGTGCAACCTCAGCTCTTGGATTAAGAGCACACCACATAAAGAAACGTTTAAGAGATTGATACTCATCATGCTCATTAAGAGGTATATTGAGTGACTGTGCCTCTGACACAGCTTCAATTAATTCTTCTACAAGCAACTGTGGTAAAGATCTAGATATACCTTTAAAGTAAACTGAATCTCCATCAAGGACAAACTCACCACTTTCTTCTAGTATCACAAGGCCCTTTCTAAGAGCCTTTAATCTTCTTGCGGATCTATCTCTTTCTGCAACTTCAGAAACTACATTAGGGTCACTAACGATTGTGTAGAGATCTCCAATAGTAACAGCTGACTCTGCAGCATGATAATCATCTTCAGTAGCATTTCTTTTACATATTATAGAATCATCATGTAGTACAATAGTAAGCACATCGTTTACCAGTTTTATAGTTTTGTACGGATTTTCTTGAGGAGAACTATCGTTGTCTACCTCTTCAACTAATTTATCAAGTTTCTTCTCGATAACTTTTTCAATTGAGTGGTCCACTTTATTTTTGAACCACTCTAAACTTAGAAATTTACTCATTTTTAATTGTTTTTAATTTTTATTATTCTTGTTCTTGTTCTTGTTTTTTGTCTTTGAGAAAAGTGTAACTTGCATTATAAGAAACACCATTACATTTAAATAATTGCGCCATGCAATCTATTAACTTTGGTGAATTATGATAAGACATTGCCCCTGAAAGATCATTTACATACTGGTTTTCTGCAAAGAAAAGATTTAACTCATCTATTAAGTCACATAACTTATCATTGTATACTATAGACTCTTCCTTAAAGAATCTACCAGCAGTAGGATATGACGTATATCTACCTCCTTTAATATACTGGTTTTGATAGGTTTTTATATCAGTTAACTTGTCTGATAATGAGCTCTTTATCTTTGTAATATACTCAATTTTATCAAATATATCGTCCCAGTTTTGCATAAATTTATGACATTTATATGCTGTCATAAACTTAATAAATAGATCATGACCTTTTATAAAATCATCATAAGATACTAGGTTATCAATTCCAGAAGATGTTTCTAATAAATCTAACTCTCTCTTTGAAAACGTAATATAAATTATATCCATTCGATTTGTTTCTTCATACAAATTATCAAGCTTCATATAATCATCATGATTAGTGTACACATAAGTAGTGTTCCCCTCTTCTACCGTTTGAATATTGATTCGATGTGAAACAAACTTACACTTTCTACCATCATTATATCTAAGAAGTTGTTCAGCTTTTTTACAAGTAAAATCTCCTTCAACCTTTTCACCTTTAGCAGCTTTAGTAGCTCGCATCTTAGATACAGTGTTAGCTTTTCTATCATCTATCCAATGTTGAGGAGGGGTGATTAAATCAGCATCTTTGATAGGGTTTAACAACAATGACTCAACATACTGAAAGTCTTTAATTACTGATCTCCATTGAGACTTAGGGTAATTAGTTAACTTTAATATGTCATAGTAATTATCCTTATTGTTGGTAGATGTTAGAGGATAAGACTTTGTCTTACGAATAAATGAAACTCTACTAAGGTTTCGTCCGTTTATTCTTGGTGCAGTAACTATGTCTTCGCACATCTCTCTAAGGT